TACGAGCTAAAAACCTATATTGTGGACAATGTGGACTATCGGTTTTTGTATTGCTCTAGAATCAAGTGTAAGTATTGTGTAAGTATATGGTTTAGCGAGCGACTGTGAAACGCTAAAACGTTGTCCACATTGTCCACATGACCCACACGCATACAAACTGCCCACATGTTAGTGGCCACTAACTGGCGTGAAAATCTAAGTAAGTGACCACTAACCAGGCTAAGTGAGTAACCACTAACATCCCCAAGTTAGTGTGTGCTCACTTGTCAAATCTATATGTTAGTAGCCACTAACTTGCAGATGTAAGTGAGCACTCACTAACTTAGGGCTTGTAAGGATTTGGTAAGAAATTGAGGGGGAGGGGGAGGGCCCGCGGCTTGGGCCCAACGGTGACGGAGGTTTCACAAACAATTTTTTTTTATTTTTTAAAATCAATTTCAAACCGTTGTCCAAGTTGCCCACATGACCCACATGATTTACACTCCGCACATGACGTTTCACAGCCTACCTTTTGAGCCGCGCAAGATCGTCGCAACCGAAGCGCGTCTGAACAAAATCTACGAAGCCGCCAAGCTCGGCTTGAAGGGCGACGCATTGGCGTTGGCTTCCGGCATGCTGCCGACCGAGTACCGGCAACTGTGCGAGCTAGACCCCGTCGCAGATATGGCAGCGCAAAAAGGCAAAGCCGACGGCGAGCTGGAGATGTCGCTGTGTCTGCACAAGGCGGCCAAGGAAGGCGACGCTAAGGCGGCGTTGGCGATCCTGCAACACTCACACGGTTGGGTGGCCAAGCAATCCATCAGCATAGATGTCGATCAGCGCATCAGCATCATCGGCGCGTTGCGCCAAGCCGAGTCACGGGTGATTGACGTGATTGCTCACGAACCAAGTCCAACACTACAACCGAAACTGAATGCAGAACACCATATACAGCGCTGAAGACGAACAGGAGTTGATGGCCAGGCTTTGGAGTCCGGCCATCAAGGACAACCCGCTGGCGTTTGTAATGTTTGCGTTTCCCTGGGGTGTCAAAGGTACGCCGCTGGAGAACTTCAGCGGCCCACGCCGTTGGCAGCGCGAGGTGCTGCTGGACATCGCGGAGCACATTCGACTCAACCAGAAAAAGCTGGACTTTGACGTGCTGCAAGAAGCAATCTCGTCTGGCCGTGGTATTGGTAAGTCAGCCTTGGTCAGTTGGGTCACGATCTGGATGCTGGCCACAAGGATTGGCTCGACGACCATCATCTCGGCCAACAGTGAGAGCCAGCTCCGCAGTATCACTTGGGCCGAGATCACCAAATGGCTGGCGATGTCGATCAACAGCCACTGGTTTGAGGTCAGTGCCACCCGAGTCATGCCCGCCAAGTGGCTGACTGAGCTGGTCGAGCGCGATTTGAAGAAAGGCACCCGCTACTGGGGCGTGGAAGGGCGGCTGTGGTCAGCGGAAAACCCCGACGCTTACGCTGGTGTGCACAATTTCGACGGTGTTTTGGTGATTTTTGACGAAGCCAGCGGTATTGACGACTCAATTTGGGCGGTTACTGGCGGTTTTTTCACAGAAAATACGCCAAATCGCTTTTGGCTGGCCTTTTCTAACCCGCGCCGCAACACTGGGTACTTCTACGAGGCGTTCAACAGCAAACGTGAGTTCTGGAAATCCCGTGTTGTGGACGCTAGAACGGTCGAAGGCACCGACAAACAGGTCTACGAGCGAATAATTGCTGAATATGGGCCGGACTCGGCGCAGGCGCACGTTGAGGTGTACGGTCAGTTCCCCAACGCAGGCGACGATCAGTTCATCGGGGCTGACATCGTGGACGACGCGATGAAGCGGACGAAGTATCAAGATCAGTCAGCGCCGATAGTGATCGGGGTAGATCCGGCGCGCTTCGGAGCGGATGCGACCGTCATCGCGGTGCGGCAAGGTCGGGATATTGTGAAGATCATGCGGCACCGTGGAGACGACACCATGACGGTGGTCGGGCACGTGATCGAAGCGATCGACGAGTTCAAGCCGACGCTGGTGGTGATCGACGAGGGCGGCCTGGGCGCTGGCATCGTGGATAGGCTCAAGGAGCAACGGTACAAGATCAAGGGCGTGAACTTTGGAAATAAGGCCAAGAACCCGATCATGTACGGCAATATGAGGGCGCAGATGTGGGGCGACATGAGGGAGTGGTTGAAGACGGCGAGCATTCCAAACGACAGGTTCTTGAAAACGGATCTGATTTCGCCTATGATGAAGCCTGACTCACGGGGAACAATCTTCTTGGAAAGCAAAAAGGACATGAAGTCGCGCGGGCTGGCGTCACCAGACGCCGCCGACGCAATTGCTGTTACATTTGCATTTCCTGTAGCACACCGCGAGTACACTGAACCAACACGCAAGGTATACTCGGGCCAAAGAGCCGTAGCAACTGGATGGATGGGAGCATAGAATGCCACTCGTTAAATCAAAATCACCCGAAGCCTTCCGCAAAAACATCAAAGCGGAAGTTAAAGCTGGTAAGCCGGTCAAACAAGCCGTGGCAATCGCGTACGCTGTCAAGCGCGAAGCCAAACCAATGAAGAAAAAATAATGGCAGATTACACAGGCATCGCCGCAGCCGGTGCTGTGGCCAACGGCGGCAAAGACAAAAGCTCAGAGTCTAATGTCTTGGCAACTGCTCGCTCACGTTTGGACATGGCCATAGGTGCGCTGTCTGAGTCCCGTGAAGATGAGATTGATGACTTAAAGTTCTACGCTGGCTCGCCCGACAACCGTTGGCAATGGCCTGCGGACGTGTTGGCTACACGCGGCGCTGTGCAGGGTCAGACGATTAACGCCAGACCGTGTTTGACAGTTAACAAGTTGCCCCAGCACGTAAGGCAAGTCACCAATGACCAAAGGCAGAACCGCCCAAGTGGCAAGGTTATTCCAGCCGATGACGACGCCGACGTTGAAGTCGCCGAAATCTTCAACGGCATGGTCAGACACATCGAGTACATCAGCGACGCCGACGTCGCGTACGATACTGCGTGTGAAAACCAAGTCTCCTACGGCGAAGGCTACATCCGCATTCTGACCGAGTACTGCGATGCAGACACATTTGACCAAGACATTAAGATTGGCCGTGTACGCAACTCATTTAGCGTCTACATGGATCCAACAATCCAAGACCCGACCGGCGCGGATGCCAAATATTGTTTCATTACTGAAGACATTACTAAAGCCGACTACGAGCGCATGTACCCCGACTCTGCGCCCATCACCACCTTGCAAACGCTGGGTGTGGGTGACCAGAATCTAAGCCAATGGCTCAACGAAGACACTATTCGCGTTGCTGATTATTACTACGTAGACTACGACAGAGCAACGCTTAACCTGTACCCTGGCAACGTGACCGCATTTGATGGCACCCCAGAGGACAAACAACTGAAAGCGATATATGGCAAGCCTAAAAAATCTCGTGAATCTGATCGTGTCAAGATTAAATACTGCAAGATTAACGGCTATGAAATTCTTGAAGAACGCGATTGGGCGGGGAAATACATCCCCGTAGTCCGCATTGTTGGCAATGAGTTTGAAGTCGATGGCCGCTTGTACGTGTCTGGCCTTGTGCGTAATGCCAAGGATGCCCAGCGCATGTACAACTACTGGGTAAGCCAAGAGGCAGAGATGCTGGCCTTGGCACCTAAAGCACCGTTTATTGGCTACGGTGGCCAATTTGAGGGTTACGAGAACCAATGGAAGACTGCAAACACGACCAACTGGCCGTATTTGGAAGTCAATCCAGACGTCACAGACGGCCAAGGTGCTGTCCTGCCACTGCCAGCTAGGGCACAGCCTCCAATGGCCTCCAGCGGGCTGTTGCAAGCCAAAGCAGGCGCTTCTGAGGACATCAAAGCGTCTACTGGCCAGTACAACGCATCTTTGGGCATGTCGTCCAACGAACGCTCAGGCAAAGCCATTTTGGCTCGCCAGCGCGAGGGTGACGTGGGCACTTACCACTACGGCGACAACTTAGCCCGTGGTGTACGGCACATCGTGCGTCAGTTGGTAGACTTGATCCCCAAGGTGTACGACACGCAGCGCGTGGCTCGCATCATTGGTGTGGACGGCGAAACCAATATGGTCAAGTTAAACCCTGACCAGCCAGAAGCAGTCCGCAAGATTACCGATCAGAACAACCCTGACATTGTGATCGACAAGATTTACAACCCAAGCGTCGGCAAGTACGACGTGGTGGTGGCTACCGGCCCAGGCTACGCGACCAAGCGCCAAGAGGCATTGGAAGCAATGGCTCAACTGTTGCAGGGTAACCCGCAACTGTGGCAAGTGGCGGGTGACCTGTTTGTCAAGAACATGGACTGGCCAGGCGCGCAAGAGATGGCCAAGCGGTTTGCCAAGACCATTGATCCTAAACTCATGGAAGATGGCGACAAGCCGCCAGCTTTGCAAGCCGCCGAACAGCAGATTCAGGCAATGGGTCAAGAGATGGAGCAGATGCACCAGATGATCACCAACGTTGGCAAGTCTATTGAGATGCAAGACATGGAACGCAAAGACTTTGAAGCTCAGGTGAAACTTTACGAAGCCGAGACCAAACGAATTGCTGCGGTGCAAGCAGGTATGAGCGAGCAACAGATCCAAGATATTGCTATGGGCGTAGTTGCTGCTGCAATGGAATCGCAAAACATGGTCAATGAAATGCCTGGCCGTGAACAGCAACAAGAGATGATGCCTGAACAGGCTGAGTATGCACCGCCACCACAAGGAATGCCCCAATGATGTACAAGGCCGCTGATTTTGTAGGAATGCTGTTCCTTGCCCGTGACGTGGCGCATAGCGTTCACCTCAACACCCGCAGCTACTCCAAGCACGTTGCGCTCAATATTTTCTATGAGCGCATTATTGGTGCTGCGGATGACTTTGCTGAAGCCTACCAAGGCCGTCACGGTCTGATGGGGCCAATTACGTTGCATTCAGCCACCAAGACATCTAACATCATCGACTTTTTACAAAACCAGTTGGATGAAATTGAAAAGTGCCGTTACGACGTAGTGGACAAATCTGACTCGTCAATACAACAATTGATTGATAATATCATTGAGATTTATCTGCGTACCCTCTACAAACTCCGCTTTT